CAAGGGCAAGTACCTGTACTATGAGCGCTACTACTACGGCGCTTTCGTGCTGGCGCAGCGCACGGGCGGCATCATCGTGAACGCCGCGGCCTAAGGGGTAACAGCATGAGCGCGATTGTAGACTATGAATATTATTCCACCGTCTACATGGGACAGGAGGCCGACGAAGCCTCCTTCCCGGCGCTGTGCGCCCGCGCTGCGGATGTTGTGGGCAGCATAGCGCGATGGCAGGTAACGGCTGAAAACATCGGCCAATACCCTGCATTGGTGCAAACGCTTTACAAAAAAGCCATTTGCGCACAAACGGATTATTTCGCCGTGAACGGCCTGGACAGCGTGGCGGGAGGCAACGACCGGGGCTTCACCGTGGGCAAGGTATCCGTCAGCGGCAAGAGCGGCAGCGAATTGGTGCGCAAGGGGGCAATGGCAGAGCATTTGTCCCCGCTGGTTATCATGTACCTTGAACAATCGGGGCTGATGGGGCCGCAGGTGGCCACCGCGCCCGATATGCCGTTTGTGGGGTGGTGGCTGTAATGCTGAAACCCATCCCAAGCAAAATCCTGCGCAGTACGGCCACGGTGGAAGTGTGCAACGGTACGGATTTGTACCAGCACCAAACCTACGACACGTACACCGTGGAGCATGTGCATATACAGCCCACCGAGCGCATTGTGAAAGGCCCGGACAACACCGATTTACAATTATCCTCCATCCTGTTCGTGGATGTTCGGCATTCGTCCCCGGCGCTTGACTGGCGGGCGCTGCTGGAGCAAGCCCACAGCAAGGGCGGCGATATGCGCGTGACGGTGCGCGGGGTGACCTACACCGTGGCAGCGTGTGACGGTTTGCGGGATGATACCGACAGGCTGCACCATTGGGAAATATCCATGTATTAAGGCGGTGAGCGCATGCCAACCACCATCAAGATCGACAAGCACGCCGTACAGGCCCGCATCATGGGCGATTGGCAAAAGGCGCTGCCGGTGCTGACGGAGCAAATCTTAAACGATTGCAACCAATATGTGAAATGGGATACGGGCATGCTGGCGCAAAGCAGCTATACGCATTCCGATTTCAAGCGCGGCGTGATGGTATGGCAAACACCATATGCGCGTCGGCAGTATTGGGAGATCAGAACGGCGTACAGGGATATGAACCCGAAAGCTACTTGGAAATGGGTACATGCCGCAAAAGCCAAGCATTATAAACAATGGACGCGGCAGGCTGCCGCGCTGATGGGGGCTAAAACATGAGCGTGATAAACGAGGTTGTTGAGGCCGTCATCGGCCTGATGAACGCAACGGAGCCGTTCGCCACGGTGACGCGGGGCGCACTGCCCACCGGCGCGGGGATCACCTGCGAGGTGGGGCCGAGCATGGTGGAGGCGGTGTTCCTTGATAAAAACAGTTACATCCCGCTGGATGTAACCATTAACGGCAAGCACCATGATTTGCAGGTTCTAAGTGATGCTTTGAACAAAATCCATTCGGCGCTGACGCGGGCGAAAAGCTACCCCAGCGGCGAAGGATGGCAGATCGTGGACATAACCAACGATACCCTGCCGCAGAAGATCGGCAGGGAAGATAACAACGACTGGCTGATGGCGTCTTCGCTGTCGGTCAAATTTTATTGGGAAGGAGATTAACGCATATGGCTTTTAATCCCGTATGGGCCAACGAGATCGAAATCGGCACGGAGTTCACCCCCGGTACTGGCGGCGCGGCGGGCACCTGGACTTATGCCCCGCTGTGCAAGGGCATTGAGGGCATGGAGTTCAGCAGCGGCGAGCAGAACCAGCAGTATTTCTTCCTGTGCGGCAACGGCTACGCCCACAACGAAACCACCGGCAGCGCCCCCAGCATCAGCATCACGGGCCGCCGCGTGGTGGGCGACACCGCCCAGGACTTCATCGCTTCCAAGCAGTTCAGCCTTGGCACGGATCGCAATACCAGCGTAAAGATCACCGCCGAGGGCCAGGTGATTACCTGCGATGCCACCATCGGCGATGTGGTCAGCTTTGGCGGCCAGACGCTGGACGTGAACACCTTCAGCTGCACGCTGTATTTCAACGGACAGCCCACTGTTACCGAAGCCACGCCGTAACACTACGCCGGGGAGGGGCAACCTTCCCCGGCTTTTTGCCGATCAGGGAGGAATGGCATGTTTGGACGCTACAAAATGACGCTGAACCGGGTGCATGACACCGTGGTCATCCGCGAGGGCGGCGAACGGCTGACGCTGCGGGTGGACGCTGACCCCATGCGGCTGTCCGCCGGGCTGATCCAGGCGCAAAAGCAGCTTGAAAAATGGGGCGAAAAGACCACCATCAAGCAGCAGCGGGATTTTGCGCTGTTCTTTGCCGGGGTGATCTTCGGGGATGAACAGGCCAAGAAGCTGCTGGAGTTTTACCGCAATAACCCCGGCTGCGTGGTGAATGTGTGCGGCCAGTATTTCAGCAAGCGGCTGCGCGGGCTGATTGACAAAGCCCAGCGCAGGATGGAATGAAGCTGCACGAACGGCTCCCGGCCAGCGTGACGGCGGGCGGCAAAAAATACCGGGTTGATCTGGATTTCCGCAACGTATTACGGATGATTGACGTTTTGGGGCGGGAAGAAATGCTGCCCAGCGCCCGCGAGTATGTGGCGCTGAAATGCGTGATGAAACGCCCGCCCAGGAACGCCGGGCCGGTGCTGGCCGCGCTGCGTGAGCTGCTGTTCAGCACCGACAGCGAACCGGCGGAGCAAAAACTGACGGATTTTGAGCAGGACGCCGACCTGATCCGGGCGGCGTTTTTACAGGCGTTCGGCATCAACCTATGGCGGGACAAGGTGCATTGGCTGGAGTTCACCGGCCTGTTGGGTGCGCTGCCCGAGGGGAGCCGGTACGCCGATATATTGGGCATCCGCGCCCGCCCCATGCCGAAGCCCACCAAATACAACGCGGAGGAGCGGGCATGGCTGGCAAAGGCCAAGATGAAGCACGCGGTGCGGATGACCGAGCGCGAAGCGCAAAACAAATACAGCACCGATTTGCAGCGGATCGCAACCGCCATGATCGGGCTGGCGAAGAAAGGAGGCGGTGATAATGGCTGATGGGCAGGTAGTATTTGAAATTGAAGGCGATAACAGGCCGATCAAACAAACACTGAGTGAAACCACCGGCGCAATCGAAAAGGAAAGCAAAAAGTGGGACAAGGCCGCGAAAGACAGCGCCGACCGCATGGGCGGCAGCTTCGGCAATATGCTGAAAAAGGTTGGCGGGGCGTTTGCTGCCGCCAAGGTGGCAAGTGTTTTGAAGGATTGGGCCATGGCCGCCGTGGACGCCGCGTCCGATCTGGAAGAAGTGCAAAACGTGGTGGATGTTACATTCGGCGAAAGCGCCAAAGAGATTGACGCATGGGCGAAGCAGGCGATCAATCAATTCGGCCTGACCGAAACCAAGGCCAAACAATTTGCATCCACCCTGGGCGCAATGATGAAAAGCGCGGGTATGGCGGGGCCTGAGATCGTCACCATGAGCGAAAACTTGGCTGGCCTTGCCGCCGATATGAGCAGCTTTTACAACATGGACTTCGACACGGCTTTTCAGAAGATCAGGAGCGGCATATCAGGGGAAACAGAGCCGCTGAAGCAGCTTGGCATCAATATGTCGGTGGCCAACCTTGAAGCATACGCCTTGCAGCAGGGCATCACAAAAGCCTTTGACAAGATGAGCCAAGGCGAGCAAACACTATTGCGCTACCAATACCTGATGCAGGCCACCGCGGACGCGCAGGGCGATTTTGCCCGCACATCAGACGGATACGCCAACGGCCTGCGGCTGCTGGAAAGCAATATTGACAGCATCAAAACCCGGCTGGGACAGGTGCTTGTGCCGATACTGGCCAGCGCCACGGAAAGCCTCAATGAGTTTCTTGGATCGATCACGCAGGAACGCCCGAAGACCGTGCTTGATACCTTCGCGCAGATCGATCTTGATACCGAAGGCAAGCTGGCCAAGCTGAAGGAAACCGCCACCGAAGCGAATACGCTGATCGGCGTGCTTGGCGAACTGGATAACACGGACGCCAGCGGGGCGCTGCGCAATATTGCAAACGGCGCAAACGTGCTGAACGCCAGCGCACCCGGCACATGGCGCGGTCTGCTGAACGCCGTAAAGGACAGCACCGGCATCAAGAATTTCGGAACGAACGCCAGCGGCGCGGCCATCGGCATCGAGGATTTGACATCCGCGCTGGCCGGTGCATCAACCAGCATGGATCAGGCCACGGCGTGGGACGCCCTGCTGGGCACCCTGAGCGCCAATGCGGGCGAATTAACGGCCCTTACAGGCAAGGATGAAGGCGCGACCAAGGCTTGGCTGGCGGGCTTGGCAGACAGCGCAAACGCGCTGAAAGATGGCAAGGCGGGCGATTGGAATACGCTGCTGTCTTCGCTGGTTTCCGGCTTGCCGGGGCTGGGCAATACCGAAGCGGGCAAGGCGTTCTTTGACAGCATGGCGCAGAATTTCCTTGCCATGGGCAGCGAAAGCGAACAGGCCAAGGCTGGCTTGACCGCCCTTGGATGGAGCACGGAGCAAATCGAAAAC